CCCTTGGCTACACCCACGGCGGCGCGGTCAGTGCCGGCAGTGAAAATTCTGTGCCCGCGCCGCCGTGGGTGTAGCCAAGGGCGGCAAACAGGGCGGGGTAGTTGCTGGTTTGCAGGGTTTGGCCAGCGCAGGAGAGCCAGCCGGTGGGCAACGCCACCCCGGCAAATAGCATGATTTCGCCGGGGTGGCGTTGGCCATGGCGCAGCTGCCGCACATCACCCGCCAGACTGGCGATCATGTTGGCCAAACTGGTTGGGAGTGCGGCGGGCATGGTCAGGCCGCGTCGCGGGCGGCGATGTACACCGCGTTGAAATCAACATCCAGCAGACCCAGATTGGCCTGGGCCTGCAGTTTCTGGGCCGCGCTCAGGGTTTGCTCGATGTCTGTGCGCACGGTGTCGGTCGACACCATGGTCACCAGTACGGCCATGGCATCGCTTTCATCGGCAAGGCGGTTTGCCAGCTCGTTCAGGGTGTCCAGCGCTTCTGGCACGCCGGCGCGGATGGCCGACAGCGCGTCGTCCACCGCTTCGGCTTTGGCCTGGGCGATGCCAGACTGGATCAGCGTGGAAATTTTGCTGGCGCTGTAGGTTTTGTCGGTGGCCAGGATACTGGCTGCATCATCAATCAGCGATGCAAGCGCCGGCACAGCGGCCACGGCGGCGCGCAGCGATTTGATGTCAGTGCCCAGGCTGGTGGCCAGTGCGCTGATGCGTTCGTTGATGTTGAGCGGATCACTCATGGGTCAATCTCCGGTTTTTGCTGCGTTGTAAACGCCGACAACATCACCCAGCTCATACTGTTGGTGAGGTTGCTGCTCGGCGCGGTGTTGAGCGATGGCGTATGCCACCAGCTCATGAATCGTCATTTTTTTGGTCACCCCGTTTTGCGAGATCGGGATGAGTTCGTTGCCGGTCAGCTCGTATGCATCGGGCAGCTCAGGAATTCGGCGGCCTCGGGCGGATGGTGGTATATCGTGGTTCACTCACAACTCCAGTTCTGAACCATCATCGGTTAGCAATGCGCCGTCATCATCTGCCAACAGCACAATCCCCGGCGGGCGGGTATCCGGCATGATCCACGCTGGATAGACCATCACCACCCCTGCCATTTGCCACGGCGCTACGCCGATGGCAGCGGGCAACACCGCCCCACCATCCACCACGCTGGCCAGCACTGGCCCAGCGGCAATCTGCAACGGCGCAACCCCGGTCAGGCGCGGCAGCGAATGTGGCGACCAGGTTTTCCAGTGCTCTGCCGGCTGGCTGTCCACATGCACGAGAACCAGACCCGCGCCGCGCTGGCCAGGGCAACCCGCCGCTGACGGCAGGGTGGCAGGGCCGCTGGGCCGGGCGATGATCGGCCCGGCAGCGGCGCGCTGTGTCGCGCGGATGGTTGCGTGCAGGGCAATCGGCCCTGCTGGCACATGGCCAATCACCACCGCTGCCGCGCCAGCGGCGCAGGTGAGCGGGATGGGCGGGTCCACCGGGTTGTCGTCATCACCCGGCGGTTGCAGCGCAACGGCCACGGTGTACCAGCTGCGGGTGTTTTTGTAGCCATGCACAACCTGATGGATGCGCTGCCAGCGGGCTGGGTTTTGCAGATCAGGCAGAGGCGGAAAAACCAGCTCAAACGTGCCCGGTTGCCGGCGCGGCGCAGCGTCAAACCACTCGGTCAACCGCACATCGTGGTAGCCGATGGCGCGCAGCGCCTCCAGCACCGCCCACGGCGTGCCTTTGTACTGGTGCAGCTCCCAGCTGGCGGCAATCAGCGCCCGGCGTTGCGCGTCCGTCTCTGCCGCGTCGTACTCGTCAACGTGCCAGTCCCACGCCAGCACACCAAGTAAATGCGTGGGGCAGCGGGCGGGGTCGACGTAGGCGCGGATCACGTCCGGGTCCACGTCGTAGGCGTTGGCTGTTGCCAGCGCGCGCTCCAGCGCGGTCGAGCTGGGTGGCAGCAGAGTGGCCATCAGCCGGGCCTCACGTGATGTTGATGCTGTCGAACACAATAGCCTCGTTGCGCGCGCACTCGATATCACCAAATGCTGTACGCACCCGAACTACACCAGGTCGGCGCAGGGCCGCATGCACCATGTCCAGCGTAACGGCCTGGCCGAGCCGGGTTTTGCGCCGCTGGGCGTCACCGATCACCAGCTGCGCGTCAAACTCGGCGCGGGCGGATTCGGTGGTCTCGGTGCGGTCAACGTTGGGCGAGAGCTCGAGCGTGGCATCCAGCGTGGCGTGGATGATGCGGGCGGATTCGGTGGTCACCAGATCTGTCGCGGGCCGGCGTTTGATGTCGCGCAGGTAGTTGGCCACGCTGGCCAGCAGGCTGGCGTCTGCTTCGCCGGTGGTGGACAACACGACAACCACCACATGCACCGGCGCTGGGCTGTATACCCATGCGTCGGCCACGCGGGGGTCGGCATCCATGGCGTGCGCGATGTAGGCCTCGTCAGGGCCGGCGACTGACATTTTTTCTGGTGCGAGCTGGGCGCGGGCGCGCAGGCGCGCGTCGGATTCGTACACCGTCTGGGTGGGCGGGATGGCCGTCGGGTCGGCAGGGGAGATCAACTCGCGCGCAACGCCCACGCGGGCGACAACCTGGTCGAGGTCCGCGCCGGTGGCGAACGCAATGGATGACGCTTGCCAGGCGTTGTTGATTTTGGCGATCAGGTGCAGCTCGCGGTAGGCGGACTCCTCCAGTAGTTTCACCAACAACTCGGATTCGTAACTCAGCGCCACGGCCACGTCGGCACGCACCGTTTCTGGCACCAGTGCCAGCAGCGCGGTTTTGCGCTGCTGCAGGATGGCAACAAAATCCAGTGGGGTGATGGCATTCGGTGGCGGCAGTTGCGAAAAATCGATCATTTCAGTTGCATCCAGAGATTGACGCGTTGCGGTTTTGGCAAGTCCACGCGGGTGGCGTCAATAGCCAATTTGACTTTTTGCCCGTTTATTTCGATTGACACCGTTTCAATTTTGATACGGTTTTCCCAGCGATTAATGGCCATAACCGTAGCCGCTCGCAGCAATTGTATGGTGGTTGGGTTAACTGGCTGGTCAATCAATTCCGGGATAAATGACCCATATTCCCGCAACTCAACGCGAGAACCCAGTGGGGTCAGCAAAATATCTGACACACACTGATGGATATGGTCAATATCACTGATTTCATCGCCGATATGTTTGCCCAGGCCGAGATACATTATTCCTCCTCGCCTACCACAGGCGGGCCAGAAACGCCCATCCCCGCCATCACTTTTTTGTGGATATGGCTATCAACAATCACCTCATTGGACGACATGATTCCGCCTGACTGGATGACCTCGCCATTGATGGTGAAATTCGGTGTGGTCAATGTCACGCCATCGCCGCGAATTTCCAGCAGGGTTTCCCCTACCTCAAAATAGAATTTTCCGCCGTCCGGCAATTTAAACCGGTATTCACTTTTTTTGTGGTCGTATTCTTCGCGGGCTTCGTCCGGATACAGCGTGACTTCTTTGTCCGGGCTATTTGATGGGGTATCCGATGCGTCCTGATAAAACCCGCCTGGCAGCAGCATCGCTTTGGTGGTGTCGCCGTCAGGCGAGATCAGCCCCACCTGCTCGCCGATGGTCGGCGGGCTCCATTTTTTGGTTTTTCCGGCGCGCTGCGCACCCCAGGGCAACCAATCAGTGATCAGGTTCCCGGTTTTGACGCGCACGCGCGCCGGATTTTTGCCTTTTGTGCCGTGGTCAATTTCGTGAATGGTGCCGCTGCGGATCATGTTTTCAATCCGGCGGGCGTGGTCTGCGGTGGGGTCCATGCGGCACATGCTGCACGGCGCGCGCGCGGGTGGCACGCTGGCGTGGCTGTTGTAGCGGGGGTTACAGCATCAGCGCGCCAGCGCGGTGAGGATTTTGTCGTTGATCATCTGCACATCGTCGTCGGTCATGCCCAGCAACTCACGCATTGGGTATTGCACCATCGGCCCGCCTGGGGTCACGGCATCGCGCTGGCCATGCTGGTGGGCCACTGCGATACGCCCCGCCCGCCCGGAAATTTCAACGATGCCAACATCCGCACTGGTTTGTAGGCGCATGTGTTTTGCCGTCCGCAGTTTTTTGAACATGCTGCCCCGTTTTTTTTGGCCAGGGTGAATTTTGCGCGGGGTATAACTGCTGCCGTCGGCATTTTGCTGGGCAGCAATGCGTTTTTGTTGGCGCGCACGCAGCTCTTTGGTGATTTCGCGTGACAGGGTTTTGCGGGCCGACGGTGACAGGGCGGCGAGCAGGCCAGCCAGTTCGGCCTCTAGGGCGGTAAATCCACTCATAGGTCTGGCCAACCCTCTGGTTTATCAGTAAACGAGGCAATGAGCTCGTCACGAATCCAGAATTCCCAGCGTTCGGCCATGTTTGGCTGTTTGGGTTTGATCTGCAGTTTTCCGTCAATCAGCTCAGAATATACGGATTCGGTCAGAGACAAACGGATATCGATATCCACCGAGGTGTTATTTATCGGGAAAACCTCAAACGTAAATGGCTCTTTTGACGCCGGATATGTTTGCGAGTGATTTTGTAGAATATCGTTCTGGTATTTCCGCAGCCACACCACAATGGCCATAAACAGAAAATCCGGATCACCCGCAAAAGATTTGATTTCCACCACGACAAAATAGCGGTATTCAAAACTGGCGGATTTTGCCGCCGTGGCGGCGATGGTGCCTTTATCGACATAGACCTCGAGTTTTTCCGGGTCGGTTTTTACCCACTCTAAAAAACTGCGCAACGTGGCGCGAAGCGATTGGGGTTTCCACATTATTTGCCTGCCTGTTTTTGGTGGGCGTGCTCGGCGCAGAGCTCGCACGCCAGCGCCAGCTCGCCACCGGTGGCGCCAACAAATGCGCCACGGGGAGCAAAACAGTAATACGCAGGCACGGTGCGCCCGGCATCCCCCACCACGGCGACGGTGATGCGGTAGCCAGATGGGTGATGGTGGTGGCCCGCTGCGTCGGTGGACCAGCTGTCAGGGTTGTGCATGGTCGGCAGCGCGCTGTTGGCAGGCGATGATGATGTCCACGCGCGCGGCGCAGTTGTGCCAGTCTGCCTCGGTCTGCTGCAGTGCGGTAACAAGGTCAGCGTGGGTCATCGGTTGCTGGGCGCTGAGCAGGCAACGGGACAACGCCGGGCAGGTGTTGGCGATAGCCGGTGGCGTCGAGCTGGGGACGCTCGAGCAGCCGAGTAACAGCATCAGGCAGGCGCTGATCAGCCCAGTTTTTGGCGATGGGGTCATGTCTGTATACCTCGGTTGCGGCGTGCTGGCGGGTGGCCAGCGCCAGATGCGCAGATTGCAGGGCCTCGGCAAGCTGGCCGGCTGCGTCGGCGTTGTCGCGGGCCTGTTGTCGTTTGATGCGCAGCTCGGCAGCGGTGGTGTTGGCGGTGAGGGTGATGGCGTCAACCCGCGCCAGGGCGGCGTTGCCGCGTTGCCAGAGCGCCCAGCACCCGGTCAGCGCCAGCGCCAGCAGCGCGGCAATGGCAAGGCGGGCGGCAATCATGCCGCCGCCTCAAACCAGGCGCGGTAACGCGGCGCGCGCTGGGTGAGAATCTGGCGCACATAGCCCCGGTTGATGGCAAAAAAGCTCTGGGCGTATTCGCCGCCGGCGCGGCGGGCCTTGAGCGAGTGCTGCTCGACATGGCCCCACCAGCGCGTGGGGTCGCAGCCGGCGCGCATCGCGCACAGCCGGCGGTCAGACTGCAGCCCGCCCAGCCCGCCGTTGTAGGCGGCCAGCGTCATCGCCAGCCGCTCTTCCGGATGCGGCACGCTGGCCAGCGCCCGCCAGGCGGCGCGGTCCATCAGCACCAGGGCGCGCAGCTGGCGGGCCGGGTCGTAGCGCTGGGCAAACGTCCAGCTGCGCAGACTGGGATCCAGCTGGCGCGCGCCGGCAAAATTGTCGAATTGCTTGGTGATGGTGAGCTGGCCCAGGCCAAAGCCGTACTCGCGCGAAGTTTTCAGCTCGGCACGCGGATTCCAGCAAAAGCGGTGGGTCAGGCTCAGGCAGGTTTCCTGTTCAACCTGGCCAGCCAGCACCGCGCCGGGGGCCGTTGGCCAGTGCGCGGTAATTTCGGCGCGCAGGGTGGGCAGGTGCTGGCTGGCCTGCGCCGGCAGCGGGCTGGCGTTGGCGCGGCTGGCAAACGCCAGAAACAGCCCGGCGCTGAGCACGCACAGCCCGAGAAACACCAGACCAGCGCCAATCGGGTGGCCCAGCGCAGCGCGGTAGGCGTCGCCAGCGCGGGCGCTGTTGATCAGCGCCCGGCGCACCAGGTACACCGGGGCAGTCACCACCAGCAACCACAGCATCCATTGCAGCCGGGCCAGGGTGTCGGCACCGCCGTCCGGGTCGGTCAGCACATACCAGGCAATCACCAGCGCAGCCGCCGGCCAGAACAGCCAGAATCGCAGGGTTTTCAGCATTACAGCGCTCCTATTTGTTTGAGGATCATCATGCACAGCACGCCAATGGCCGCCCAGGTGCCACGGTCCACCATGGTTGACAGCCGCCGGTTGGTTGGCGCAGCGGTTTCGAGGCTTTTCAGCCGGGTGTCGATTGCTGATGTAATGGATTTGAGCTCTGACACGGTGGACGCCATCGCGATGTTGCGCTCCTCCAGCCGCGCCAGCCGCTCAATCGCGCCGGCCAGCCGGTCCAGCTCGGTGCGCATGCCGTCGATTGACGCATGCACTGTTGCCAATGACGGTTCCATAGTGTGTCCAAAAATCAGTTCCAGAGATTTTGCAAAACAGTGGTGCTGATGTCGCTCACGTCCGGCATCAGCACTCGCGTGCCGAGCGGCAACACCGGCCCTAATTCCACGATATGCGGGTTGGCCTGCAACACCCGCACGACAAC